CCGTAAAAAGGGTTGCCTTCACCAGAAAACCTTTGGGCCTGCTTCTTTCTTCTTTCTGTATTGTGTTTCCAAGATGGAGCATTCCCGTCACCCCCTCTCGTCATATTCATTCCCTTTTCATTATCAAGATAAAAGGTATTTAATTCTTTAATCCAAAATATTTCCCTTTCATTCAATAATTCATTGGCAATTTCTTCAATGACTTCAAGTTTGTGCGCTTCCCAGCCGTAGCCCTTGATACTATCGTGGATAATAGATTTACGTTTTTTACTCCTCCAGCGATATTCCCAAATACGAGTTTTTAGGCGCTTAGTCTTGCCGACATAAACCCTACCGCTTGGACTTGTTATTTTATAAATTACACCCATTTTCTTAATTACAAAGGGAGCCGCCCTGTGACTGGGCGACTCACCTAAGTTAATGATTATGAAGCCTGTACGATGACAAACTGGTTGGCCGCAGCCACCCTCGATCCGCGGTAGGTAATCATCTCCACGTTATCGTTCATTTGACCTGAAGTTGGGTTCTGAGAACCACCGCCCCACTGCCATACACGAATACCATTTCCTATAGTCCCGCCCTTTGGGGGTTGTTGGTACATAATGCTGATATTCTTATAAAGCTTGCTCGCATCTTTAGCATCGCGAGTTTCTCCTTGAGGACAGATCATTCCGAAGTTACGGAAGAAGTCTGTAGTAGGAGTAACGCCAGATAAGAACTCGGTATTGAACGGACGATACTTCTTAACCTTGAAGTGGTATCCATCAATGCTGATTGACTTACAACCATAGTTGATAGCAGCCTCTTCAGACTTTTCGTTGTTACCCCAAACCCAAGCACCAGCAGGGAAAGCGGCGAAAAGACCATCGGAGAAGTTTTGGTTTTGATAGATATCCTGAAGCCACATATTCTCACTTGCGCATCCGTTTACGTCCATGATACGAGTGATTTCGTGAAGCTTTGCAATATCTAAGTTACCCGGAGTGTAACCAACTGTTTCTCCATCAGCAAGTACTTTAGGGATAATACCCTCAGAACCTACTGAAGTAGTTGTAGTCAAACCAGAGTTGTTAACGATATTACCACGCATTAACTTCATCTCTACATCATCCTTGAAACGGACATTTGATTTTACAAGTCCTTTTAGGGTGAAGAGGGAAGTCCCGGCTTGAGCACCGCCAGCAGGAACATCACCAGAGAAACCACCTGTGTAATACACTTCGGTCATTTCTGCAAGGTCAGTTGCGCTGAAAGTCTCACGCATTTCAGTGATGGTGTTAGTGTACTTCTCGTCCAATTGAATCATTGGAGCGTTAGTGTTAGAAGCTTCACCAGCGTCCATAATACCACCAAAGATCAATACATCTGTAGCAAGGAAGCTTCCGCTACCAGCAGATGCTAAACTTTGAGTAGAGATTTTTGGACGAACTGTGAAAGTGAAAGCAGAAGGAACTGTTGAGTTCACAGTTAAGATTTCACCTTCTACGTTTGTAGAAGCAACACGTACAGTTTCACCAATACGCAAAGGAGACTGACTTCCGTTGTTGTAGTGGTAACCAGAAGCCAATTGGAGGGTAATAGTGGCACCAGCAGAAGCGGCTACGTTAGCATCAGCCTGAACACCAGTAATCAATTTACCACGGTTTTCAAACCAGAAGTAGTCACGGTTTTTAACTTCTTCCATACCTGCGTAAGTAGACAACCACCAAGTGAAGTCTTCGCTACCATACTTTTCAACGTAGTTTTTGTAGTACTGAGGTGTCAATAGTTGAAGATCGGACACCAATTGTCTCGTAACACCGCCGGTTAAACTTATATTACCCGGCTGAAGGATGTTCGAGGTAGGGATTCCAAGAGCCATTTTGTTTTGTTTTTAAATTGAAAAAATTGGTTTTTAGCTGTTCTTCCAAATAAATTCAATCTGCTTGTCTCGGTCTGAACGCTGATCTGGGTTGAAAGTGTTTTGGGCTGTCCGGGAAGTCACGGTTACGTTGCTCGTTTTCTTGATGTGTTCAGCAAGCCTCTTGGCTGCCGCATCATTAACGAATTTTTGATTTACTCGGCCTTCACTATTTAGAAGTGCCAAATCTTTAACAACCTGTTGGGTGTTAATCTCGTAACCTCCATTCGCGTCAGGCTTTAACCACCTTTCAGCAAGCAGAACATTAGCGTCAAAATTAGAGTCTGCAAATCTTTCCAATTGCGTAGCGACCGCGCTTCTTTCCTCATCTGACACGGCGTAAGATAACGGTATTTCAACTTCCTCGTCTTTCACCGAAACCGAAAAGCCATCAAACGATTTTAAGGCGGACTGCGCATTTTGTTTGAAAGAGTTTACCAAAGCCGATTGAGCTTCCAATTCTTCTTGGGTAGGCTCGTAGTTTTGATTAGCTCCTTCAAATTGTATATCTGGTAAAATAAGCTCACTTTTATACTTCTCCAGTTCGGGACGAGCAAGTTTCGCCTCAATGAACATTTCTGTTTCAATGTCCTTAACTTGGCTTTCCCACGACTGAAGGCGTTCTTGATATTCCTCATCAGACTCAATATCCTTTTGGAAGGGCTTAGAGGGAATACCAAATTGTTTATTAAACTTATATTCTATCTCGCTCGATGTCAGGTCTTTGTACTTCTGCTGCATATTAAGCTTAATAATCTCAGAAGCGGTTGCCTGATTGAGGTCTGAAGAAGAAAGTCTATCAATCTTTTTCTTTTGATCAAGGAAGGAGTACAAGTCATCTTCTTTGCCCTCTTGTAAGAGCTTGAAGAATTTTGCACTCTGTTCGTTGGCAAATTCAATATCTGCCTTTGTGCTTGCGTTTTCGCGAAGCTTTCTTAGTTCTTCTATTTCTGCTTTTGCGGCTTCTGCGCTTTCCCATCCAAACTGTCCCTTTAACCACTCATCTGCATCTACTATTTCTTCTTCGTATTCTTCTTGTGTGTCGGGGGAAGATGTGGGAGTCTGTTCTGTTTGCGTAGCGGATTCTTGTTGTTGTAATGGATTGTCACTCCATGCGTTATCCGAAAATGGATTAAATTGCACATTTGATTGTGCATTTTCTTGTACAGATTCTTGTACTTGCTCTTGTGTGTTGTTTTGTGTTTCTGACATAAAGTCTATTTAGGTTAATAATTAACTCAGCGTTAAGCGATAAATGGTCTTTGCAGCAAGACCAGAAAGCTCTTGAGATCTGTTTTCTACATCAAGTAATTTTTTCTCGCAAGCGAATTCGTATAGCTCGTAAGAAAAATCTAGTAATTCTTTAACCAGCTTTACGGAGGATTCGTGGCCACCATACTTTGGTACGGGTATACGAATTAAAGAACCAAGTCTTTTCCCATCCATATAGCCCATCATTTTTTCTGGGATATCGTCAGAAAAGTCCTCAAGACCTTCGTATAATTTACCTAAAGCGTCGTGTTCCCATCCGCCTTTAGTTTGCTGATGAAATTCGTGTGCGGCATCGTGAAAATAGAATAATCTATCACGGATTTCTTCGGGTGTAAGGGAAGTCTTGGCTTTCGCTTCTTCCCCAGACATTCTGATTTTAGCTGTAATTGCCATTATTTCTTTTTCTTGGTTCTTAATTTAATTTTCTTCTCTTGCTTAAGCATTTCTTTAGTTGGTGCTTTACCACTTCCTTTGTTCGCACGAATGTTATCCCAGAGACCTCTCTGAGAATAGCTTCCGTCCGCTCTTTTAATCATTTCTTTCATTTCTGTTCTTTTTTATAATCCTTATAATCTTTCATTGCATCTTTTTTAACCTCCCCCTTTTTCCAACTACCAAAAGAAAACTTCTCCGCCTTCTTCTTATTTTTAAACTCAAAAACCTCATTTCTCTTATACGCCTCTTCAATGCTTTGCGGAACATAGCTACCCTCTTTGTTTATTGGCCTAATTGTTGGCGCAACAAGATATTTGGGCTTCCCTTTTTTATCTTCAGATTCCCACAGGCCCATAAGGTGCGTTTCCCTGTTTTCGGTTGGCGCATAACCCTCCCTAATCTCGCGGGCCCTTTTTTTATTATTTTTTATTTTGAGCTTCACTTCTTCCCCGTTAATACGTTTTTCTTAAATAAGGCACGCTTTTTAGCCAAAGGGCCCATCTTGCCCTCTTCCGCTGCCTTCATCTTACCAGCAGGGATTTTCTCATCCTTCTTGACACCAAGCTGAGCGCGAAGTGCGCCTGCCTTAAACTCAATAGGCTTCTGGCCCTTCTTTTTTACCTTGAGTTTTACAATTTTCCTTTTCATCTTTTAACAGATTTTGTAGAGTCGTACAAGCGCTTTTGTAACGGTTACAGAGGTTCCAGAAAGCTGAAGGAAGCGTCCGATGTATCCAAAGCGAACAAGTCCTGATGCTGCGAGGGAAGTCACGGCAGTACCAGACGCTAAGTTTGTTCCTTGAACAGCAACAAAGTTTGTAGCCGAAACAGCCGAGCCATCAGATACTCCTTCGATAGCACCAGAGTCGTTGGTGTGCAAGAAGTTTACCGTACCACTTGGACTTACTAATTGAACGATTGCATAATCAAACCCACCTGTGTCAAGCTTTACGTCTGAGTCTGCGTTAAAGTCATCTGTTACATCTAATACAATTTGAACTGACATATTTTATTTTTTAAACATTAAAGACAATTGTTGCGTTTCCGTAAAGATATCCGGGGTTGTTGGGGGAAGCAAAATTCTTGTTTGGAGCTACCGGGCTAACTTTAAGGCTTGTGCCATAAGTATCTACGCGGGCTACGCTTCCGTAAACAGAGGTACCGCTTATGTACGTTTCTGTACCTACTGGGATATTTGCAAGATTTGACAAGTCACCAGAGGCAAGAGTTACCACAACGTCTTCCCCTCTAAGGGCTTGAGATGCTTTTTGGTTTACTAATGAGATTGACATTTTTATATTTTATTTTTATTGTTCGGGAAGTGGTGGTTGTTCCTCTGCGGGCATTTCTTCGGGAGCCACTTGTTCCCCCGCACCCTGCTGCATTTGTTGTTGAGCTGCTGCTTGGGCTGCCTGCATTTGAGCTGCGATTAATTGTTTTTGTTCGTCTGTTGATACTACGGCTGCAAGACCTACGTTTTCCATAACCGCATCAATAAGCGGTTTAATTTCTGCTGGAATTGGAAGTCCTGTCTCCATAGATTTTAAATAAGCGGCAGTGGCCATCTGTAGTACGGCGGTTCTATTCTGGGCCTCGGCGGTCATTTGAGCGCGCTTGATGTCCATCATGCCTTCTTGTTCCTTTGTTGCGCGCTTTTCTTGTTCGGCTACTTGGGCTGCTTGTATTTGCCCCTGAATCGTCATTTCTTGATTCTGTGCCGCTTTTGTTTGATTATATATAATCATTTTCTTTTGCGCCCTTCTAAATAATGCTTCTGCTAGCTTTACGTCTTCTTTAGCTACACGCATTAATTGAAAAGGATCTACAAATAGTACAAGGTCTGGGGAAGATGCGAGAGCCTGCTGGAGCATAGCGTCAAATCTCGCAAGCTCGTATTGGTCAGGAAGCATCTGTATTCTTGAATTGAATATTCTTCCCGCTACGTCATCCGCCTTCACAATATCTCTATATACGCTTGCGCCGTACTGAACTGAAGTCTTTAAAAGCGAGGCCACCTTTTTTGCGGTATCAGCCATACAATTAGTGTATGCCCAATAAAAATAATCGGTAGCGTTCTGAGCAACTTGCTCTGCTGTATTGATATTAGATACCGCAACACGGGGCTGAAGAGCGCTTGAAATCAAGTTTGGATCTTCCCCTAACTCATCTTTTAATATCTGATAATGCTTATCGTAAAGAAGTATTAAGCCCTGAAGCTGGGACAAAAAGCCAGAATTTGCAAGTTCTGTAATCGGTACAGGTACATTATTCCCTTCGGCGTCACGTCCACGATAATAAATGTCTCCAGTTTGATCGTAGAGCTTTTTGACATCAATTGCTTTGTTTCCATCTCCGAGACCATAGTCTATGTTTTGAAGAGCATCCCAATTTACGGCAGCTCCCGTTGGGCGCATCTTAGCAACAAGTTGTTGCATCTTTAGACGCGCAATAATCATTTGGTCTACGGGTTCCTGTATTTTTTCTGGTATGGCGAGGGAAGTCATGTCGTAGTTCTGCACCATATAGAATGTGTACGAGAACTCAGCATTACCAATTTCTTTTGGATCTTGGGGGCGAATCATATTCGTTTTAATACCCCACTCAAGCATTGTATTTGTAGGGCGACAGAATACACCGCGATATATATTCCACTTAGTATCAGCAATAACCTTCTCGTTTTCTGACGGTTTTTCTGGGCGACCTTTCTTTACGATTGTTGATTTGTTCTTTTTTGTTGTAACAACTGTGTAGTCATCACTATCAACAGTCTTAAGCTCAAACTCAATTACGTCAATATTCCATTCGTCATAAGGACGAAGGAAGGTTACATTCCATTCGGTCAGCCAAGTAATATTGTCATAAAGTTGAAACTCCTTTGAAAACTGAGCCATCTTCCAAATTTCCTCTTCGCTTATCTTTCCTCCAAACTCGGTTCCGTATTTTCTACGAAGCTCACTTATCTTATAAGTACGAATTACTCCGCGCCAAGTTGTGTCGCGGAAGTCGGGATAGCTTGAGTAAGAGTAAAAACAATTTTCAGGCTTCAGCCAATCAACGTGAATTACACCTTGATCATCCATCCAAGTATAAGTTCCAACAAAACCGCACTCAGCGCTGTCGTGAAGCATCTTCTCTTTCAACACATCAAACCAGCCATTAGAAGAAAGCACATCATTGCAACCAAGTTCATACTGAATTTCTTCAGGTAGTCTTTGAAATTGAGATTGCCAAAGCTTTAACTCTTCTTTATCTTCTGGAATCTGCTCTGCTTCTGGAAGAATTTGTACGCCAGACTCTTGTTGTAATTTCTCAAGTAACTTTCTATTTTCAATAATAAACTCAAGATTTTCGTACTCTTCTTTCTTTTGCTTAGTTGAAATAGAATCAATTGCCGTCACTTTAATCTTTTCGCTTCTAGCCATCCATCTTCCTACAAGACCAGATATAACGCGATTAACAATGTTAATTGATTGCCAATTGATATTAAGATAATTAACTTTTCCATTGAACTCAAGCAAGTCTTGGAATTTACTCATTGGTACGCGACCATTTGCATAACCGCGATTTGTTCTCCAGCGAGCATTTCTAACCCAAAAATAACTTGATATACCACCACGAATAGTGGAGTCAATATATTGTGCTAATCGTTTACCGTAGTTCCAATCGGACTTTTCCTTGATAGTTAATTTATCAAGCTGAAAAGTTTTAAGGGGTTGCGCGGAATAATCCTGCATTACTTCGCATATTTATTCTATACAAATATAATTCTTTTTTACGAAAAAATTTTTATTATATCGCCGCCCCGTTAGGATATATTTTTACTAGGGGTGCTTGGGGAAGTGGCGGCTTATAAATTGGCTCCAGTCCCGCAACAAGGGCAATCATTGCGCTTACCGTTCTATCACTTGGGGTACGCTTGGATGGTTCAAAGTTCTTAAGATCTTCTAAAAGCTCCAGCCAATATATCTTTTCGCAATAGTGTTCAACATAGCTAATCATTGAATCATTTTGTTTGGTCATAGAAAAATCTGTTACAGGGAACCCGTAATGCCTTTCTACGCTATCCTTCTTTCTCTTGCTTGGATCTATTGCGTTTAAAGGAAACTTGGCAAGATAGCCCAGTTTCCCCCTATTCTTAAAGTAGGTATAATAGTCATCTGCGACAAATTCGTAATAAACTTGATATCCGAGATACTCGGCGGCAAGTATGATTTGATTATGAAGCTCTTCCTTTTCATTCGGTCGCCCGTAAAGGTGTCCAGTAAATAGTCCTGTGTTCAGAGGATCTCTTAAATCGTATTTAGAATAAACCCAAGCGGAAGCCTTTGAGCCGTACTTTTTACCGCCCTGCGAGTTTGAGTACCCATCCACTCCAATAACGCCGATATCTACCCTTCCGGGCCTTTTGGTGCCATTATCGTAATAGTGTTTGTTTACCTCACCTTTCAAATTAAGGTCGCTAACAAACTCCCAAGCAAAGGTCTCCGCGTCTCTTGCATCCCTCCATCTTATTGATTGATTAATCTCATCTCTATAAAACACAACCTTTCTCTTGGGTACTGGACTTTCTTTTAGTCTTTCTATCTGTTCGTTAAGCTTAACTACATTAAATATACAGTCAGCATTTGCCGACATAAAAGCCTCAACCTCGGTGCAAGGATTCATGCGAATCTCCTCCTCAAGGTCGTCCCCGGTTCTTCCTTCGCGTCTCTTTAATATATAAGCCTTAGAACCTAATTCTATATCTTCTTCGCTAATCTCACTTATTGTATTTCCGTCTTCGTCTTTTACTACCCACTTTTCTACTAGATATTCCTTTTGTTCGGGTGTCGGGGAAGACATAACAGAAAACCCGTACTTATCTATAAAACCTTCGTATCCATCGTAAGCTGGACTAAAATACCTAACAAGGCGGTTAATTGTGGGCATCCTCTTATTGAGATCCGCGTTTTCCCATAGCAACTTAAACTCAGAACCCCCCTTAGACATCTTGTTAACTGTAGAAGGCATTTCCACAAAACCAACCCTCTTAACACCTTTTACAAGCGTCTTTGAGATAATCGCAAATAATTGAGATGCCTGTATTTCCTTTTCAAGCTTACCAAACTCATCTAATAGTAGACGGCTCATACGACCTCTATCGTATGCGTTTAAAACAGGCGCGCGGTAGTTAATCTTTGACCTATTACCCTCGTCCTCTTTTTGAGTCTCAGCAACGCCTTCTTTTACGTTGGATGCCTTTTGAGCAAACACAAGTTCGGTTACGCTATCTTCTCTGTTAATCTGTTTTGGTTTCAGGAACGCTGGTAATTGCCTATAGCCATAGGCAACCATCTCCGTAAACGTAGACCTTCCGTCCTCATTAGACTTTGATACTAGACCGCAGTTTGAGTTCTTGAAAAATATCGCCTCATAAACTAGATTCGATGTGGCTTGGGAAGACGCACCCTCACGGCGCTTTTTGCTTCGTATAACCCCTAAAGCCCAAGGCGTGTTTTCCCAATGCTCTAAGAATGTAAAATAACGCCTATCGCAATCCCTGTATTCGGGACGAGAGCCATCCTCCAGCGTCCACCATTGCAAATAGAAATAATACTTCTTGGTAATAAAATAGGGCTTACCATATATATATACCCAAATACCTCTTTTACACCTTTGAAGTTCTCTAATTGCGAACTCCTCCTGCTCTTCTGTAAGTATTAAATCTCCACTTTTTGTATACTGAACCTTATCGAAGAACTCAGGCAGTTCTTCCCGAACCCACATCTGCTCTTCTTTTGGTTTGTCCCAATTAAGAATTTGTTTGTGCGGGGGAACATCTGGAATCCGGCAATGGGTTCCGTATATTAGCTCCTGATTAGCCATACTTACTTCTTACCGCCTTGTCCTCTACTTATCACAGACCTTTTATCGCGCTTGTTTCTTGACTTCTGCGCCTTTCCTCCTTTAGTCTTGTAAAAGACAACTTTTCTTGCGTCCGAACCTGATTTTGCTTTTGCCATAGTTAATCTCTTATATCAGCAATTCTATCTAAAAATGGTTTCTTCTCTTCCTTTTTCATTCCGGGTATGCTTTCGCTTAGCGAACGTATTGATTCGCTAACGGCGCTACTCTTTTCAAGTATCTTGAAAATACGCTCAAAGCTTTTGTCTTTAGCGTCATCAATATTTACGTTCTTAAGATTGACACTATTTAAAAGGTCAGCCATTTCGTTTGCTTTGCGCTGAAGACTATAGTAGAGCTTGGCAACTCCGCTATTTTTATAACCTTCTAATTCTTTTTCAAGCTCGGCTATTTTGTCTTCAAGAATTTTTTTTCCAGCGTCAGTCATACAATAGTTTTTGCAGAAGTAGGTGTTAAGCCAACAAGAAGTTTTCCTTTATTTAAAAGCTCTGTCAAGTCTTCCCGAACAGCAATAACCTCTTCTCTTTCGTGGTCTTCGCCGGGGAAATGACGGAATCTAATTATACTTTCTTCTCTACCTTTTTTACCTTGAAATATTATCTCGTAGTCGCAAGATTTTAAAGTATGAACAATCTTGCCTTTAAACTCTCCTGTTGTGACATACAAAATATCTGGCATCACCTTTGGTTCAATACCATCCAAGAGTCCTTCGTATGGCCTAAAAACCCTTAACGCAAAATCAAAACCTTTTAACGGCTTCCATTCTTCATCAAACCAAGCATAACATTGGTCCGCAGGAACGGAATAGTATTTAATATCGCTTCCTTCTATTTCTCCAGAAAGATTTGCGTAGTTGTTTATCTTGTAAGAGTCGTGAGTCATATTTGGGTGTATGAGAATTTCACTACCCTCCTTTAACCCGTCTCCGTCAATTACAATAGCATTAACTGGATGCGTCTCCCTTTTATTGAGATTATTCCAGTTTCTCTCTAATCTTATTTTTAGCCCACCTTCAAATGTGTAGCTATTCTTGCTTTCGTGATCTACGCTAATAATTACTTTGCCCTCTACGGCCTTCATAAAGTTGTTTGTGTGTCAGTAAATATACGAGAATTATTTCTTGTATCTCATAATTGGCGATTTTTTAAACCGCTCAATTATTCTTTCGTTTTCCATTTCTTTAATCGCCTCTTTCCCCATTCTATTTACTCTTTCCTGCATCTTCTTGTCGCCATAGAAATCTTCCTTTTCAAGCTCGCTAATCATCCCGGTTTCTCTTTGTTTTGCACTAAGAGGTTTTTCAACTTTGACAACTTTAATACTTGCCTTTACAACGGGCTTTTTCTTCTTACCATAGAAATCTTCTTTCTCAAGCTCCTTAATCATTCCTGCCTCTCTTTGTTTCGCAGTTAATTCTGGTTTCATTATTTTTTATTTTTATTTCTTTTTGAAATATTTTTAGCTTTTGCTTTTGCGTCTGCCTTTGAAGAAGCGCCCCAAGCTCTTAAAGACAAAAGAAGTCTTGTTGGCTTCCCATCTTTATACTCTGGGCCGGGCATACCACCCATACGAGCAAGAAAGCTTGCTCTGCGAGGATTATCGCCCGACTTTACTGGGGCCTTTAATGTACCTCCAGTTTGTGCTTTATATGAAGCTCGGCCTTTTTCATTCAAGCCTCCTTTAGGATTCTTGCCTTCGGAACGAGACCAAGCGGCGCTTTTAAATCTAATTTTTGGCATAAAATACCTTTTACCAAAGTTAACATTTTTTTGCCACCAAATAAAAAGAGTACCTATCTTCCCCTACATCAAGGCCGTCCTCAATAATTTCAAAATAAGGTAGAAAATAGGGGTGTCCCGTAAAGTTTAGGGCTTCCCCGCAAAAGGTACGGCGAAACCAAAACATAAAGTCCGCGTGTTTGGTATCGTGGAAATGCTCCCTATTCTCATAATTGTTATAATAATTTCCGTCTGGTAAGTATAAAATGAAATAACCCCCAGATTTCAAAAGCTTTGACCATTCTAATACCGCTCTAAAAGAATCGGGTAAATGCTCTAAAACGTGGGAGCTAAAACAACAATCAAACTTTTCTACCAATTCTGGGAATTGAGTATCAAGGCCGTATAGACTACTTGTTAATTTTTGGACGTGGGGGAATTGACGACCGTCAATTCCCACGGCGTGTGGGCAAATAAGATCATCACCGCAACCAATATCCACAACTTCCCCAGCCAAATACTTTTCAATCTTGTATTTAATTTTTGAAGCTTCTGATGGCATATTATTTTATTAATTTTTGTACCGAATCTATGGCCTCTAAAACTTTAGCCGTAGAATATACAGCACAAGGAGGCATTGTCTCATTAATATAACAAGGTTCGCTTTCAACCCCTGTCTGTTCGTGCCAACAATATGGTTTATTACAAATTGGGCTACCGCTAACGTGGTTCGTTAGTAATATCTTGTTGGAAATCTCCGCGTGGACTATTTCGGGGTTTGTATTGCCAAAGAAAAGAATGGACGGAACATTAAATGCTGAAGCGACGTGGCTAACGCCGCTATCTATTCCGATAAAAAAGTCGGCACCCCCAACAGCCCAACACAAAAAATTCTCATTCATCGTATTTAGATAAATGGCGTTTTTGATGAGCGGCACATTTCTTTTGCCTACTTGAAACACCGCATATCCTCTTGATTGAATATTTGCTACAACACTTTCCCAGTCAACTCCAAATACATTTCTTCCAGATTGTTTTATTCCTTCAAGGTGTATGATACAATATTTTGGAGATAATTTTGTTGCTTCGTTAATTTCAAACCCTACATGCAACTTAGGATTTCTTATTTCCCCGTCTTTTATTCCGCAATACTGATAATATGTGAGCAACCTGTTTTGTTTTGGAAAAGACTCGTAAGCCATATCCAAGTTATAAAACTCGGCTGTATCTAAAAAGATTTTATTTATAGCTTTAGGGTGATGTACGGGGAAGTAGTGGTTTACAAACAACATATAAAATTGGTCAAGCGTATCTAAAACAACCCTGTAGCCTTTTTTATGGAAATAATGAAGTACGGGTTCAACGAGTATTACATCACCCATTGATGCTTGCCTTTTTACAATCACGGTTTTTTGATACGGTTTGTGAAATCTACCGTGAAAACCAAATGTGTCGTAAATTGGGGGACGAAGTTCGTAAGCAAACTTATCGGCAGTTTCTTCATCAGCAAAATTGAAACCGTAACCATTTTCTAAATAGTGTCGGTATAATCTACCAATAATTTCATCTTCGGGAGATGTTATCTCTATATTCTTATCTGTTGCAATAATTGTTTGTAGCCTAAACGATCTTAAAGAAAATCCTCCGTTCCCTACATTACGGCCATCTGTATAAAGCCAAGGTGCGCCAATGTAATCGTAATTATAAAAATCATCACTCCATGATTTCCCGTTTAGAACATATCCGTCGTGCTGAATTATAAGACAAAACTCCGTATTTATATATTTATAAAGTTCCTTTACAACAAAGCGAGAGTATTCTTCTTTGGATTTGATGGGTAATATTTTTATTACCTGTATTTTATATCCTAAGTCCATATCTCGGTCTGTCAAAAACTTAACAGAAGCAAAGTCGCATTGCTCCATACTTTTTTGTATAGCAACAAGCGCTTCGCCGTGACGAGAGCAATCAATACAAATTAATGTTACCCTACTTAGCTTTGTTCTCATTCCACGTTTTTTTAAGTCTCCGATAAACCTTTTTCATTAAGTCGGGGGAAGACGTGGTAATAATTTGCGCTAACTTCTTAAGTTTTTTAGCTCTTACTTTTCTCATTGTTTCCAGTTTATAGGTATTTCAATATCAAATCCGTTCCCGTACATTGGATTGCCGTATATCCGAATATCTTCAGATAGGTAATGTAACACTACCCCGCCCTTAAGCCTAACAAGCCAAACCGTATTGACGTCAATCCCGTAGTCTATAAGCAAAAGGGCATCACCCTCTCCGTGAGGTGTGTGTACTGGAATTGGTGTTTTAAATTCGTGAATCATTTAGCCAACTTATTAAAATAATAATCAAGACTTCCCTGATGATAAAAATCATAGCCACCATTACCTACGGGTATTACATTTGGCATCATCGGGAACAGCTCTAAGATACGATTAACTTTCATTGCCTCTGCAAGTTGAAAGCAAAAGCTCTGGTTGCCTAAAAAGAACTTACAGCCTTTTATCCAAGCCGCTAGTTGATAAAAATCATCAACATCAAGCCTTGGGATATCTAAGTCCCAAGTTCTGCAAAAAAGATTCCTTTCGTTTTCAAGCCCAGCAAACACAAGTTTGTCTTGATGTTCCTTTAAAAAGAAGTAGTTAATAAGATGATTTCTGTAGCGCTGAGTAAAGTTTATAATAATCTTGTCATTTTTCTTTGCCTTGACATTCAAATAAGGCTGGGAAAGGTCAGAGGCCATCTGGGGAAAAACATAATTAAACCATCTGTTAAGACTTCCTCTTGGTTGATTTGTGTATCTTTCTTGTCTAATTAAGTCAAAATCAATATCCACGACTTCCCCAGCATACTTACAAAAATCTTCTATGTATGGCTGGGAAGTTATGAGCCTCTTTAAATTATCAAACATATAGTCCGACATACATATCGGCTCATCAAATTCATTCTTAAATGGGTGGATACTTCCATCGTATCCAGCCCCCGGCATACCTATTCTTTGGTACACTATAGTTTTCCTACCCGTATCTTCCCAAATCTTTTTAAGTCCCGCCATGAAGCTTATCAGATCGCCAGAAGGTGATGACGTCTTGCATTTTAGCGGATTATTTGTTATCTTTGGTTCGATATTTTCGCAGCGTTTGCGAAGAGTTTTCTTCACAGCTAAATTTTTTAAAAATGGCTAATTTGTTTTTGGTGCAGGTTTACGGAATTGACGCGCCCGGCGGAAGCACAGAAATCGCTGCTGCTGGTGGACAAGCAAATCTTTTTGCTTCTCAAAGCCCAATTCACGTTTACCCCACTACCGAGACTCGCGGGGTAGCCCAAGTACAATGTAACGCAGTTGTTGAAGTTCTTCCACAGGGATTGAATCAAATCTCTACGAAGTACTTTACCGACAGAACTGTTGCTCAAGTACAGTCTTTGGCTAACGCCTAATCGATTTAATTCGATTGAAAAAGTCCGGCCCATAGTGGTCGGATTTTTTATTTTAACGAGTCTTTGATTTGAGAAAGCGCCTGCTGTTTGTCATCTATCTCTTTTGACAGCCAATTAATTAAAAATTGCAGCACGTTAGCGCGCTCCTGAAGCTCTCCCTTGCTAAGCTCTTTAACAAGCTTGTCCACGTTAATTTTTTCCATTAGTCAATGTATTTGTTTGTGATAAAATAAGAAACAAGTTGCGTTGTGTTCTTGCAATTAAATTTAGCCCTAAGTAACTGAAGCTTATAGGCAAAGGTGTTTTTATTGAGTCCTAGTTTTTCGGCGACACCCTTGGCTTTTTCGCCCGTTGCAAGAAGTCTAACCCATTTTACTTCCTCTTCGCTTGGTAAAGGCGGAGTGTATGTTTCTGCGTTTTCCATACCGCAAAAATAAGAATTAAAAAGAATTTTACAAAAAAATTTACAATTTATTTGGTTAACCAATTTTTTTATATATTTTTGTTTAGATTTTGATTAAATAAGATAATTTATTAGATTAGTACCCGATTATGGGCATAGAACAAATAAGAGAATTAAAAAGACAGGCAGGAGTTCCCAAGACTCCTAAAAAATATTCTATTCCAAAAAAATCGAAAAAGAAATTACAAGAAGAAAAAGAAGACCGCAAGCAAAGAGCAGGAGAGGGTACACAGCTTGTTAAATGGTATAAAGAGCGCCAAAAAGAAATGGGTGGTAATTGCGCAGAGTGTGGAAAGCTGACCACGACAAAAGTCTATGAGTTAGCCATTCATTCTATTTGCCACCTACTTGCAAAAAGAAAAACAGTAGCACCAAGCGTAGCTACTCATTCTAATAATTGGATTGAGCTTTGCCCAGATTGCCACTACAAGTTTGATAATAGTGCGTGGGAAGATATAGCAAAGTGGAAGTGTTGGCCAGAAATTAAAGAAAGATTACAAATACTTTACGGAGATTTGGCGGATGATGAACGCCGACACTTCCCAAACATAGCACTATGAAAACTTATATAATTGTATGTTCAATAATTTGTTGTATTGTAATATACAAAGCGTTTAGGCACACATTTTTTGATAAATAATAAAAAAAACCAATGTGAAAAAGCTAATCCTAATTCCACCCCCTTAATTAAAATAAATTAATATGCTATTAAACGAATCAAACGTTTTAAATGCTAACATACATAACCTTAAATTAAAGGTTAGGAGAAGTTGGCTTACAAAAAAAGAAAGTGACATCAATATATATGAGAATTGTTATGCTTTTGGTATTCAAAGTGTTGCGGGTAAAATATTGACATTTCACATAATGACAGACTATGGCATGCTAAGAAGCAGAGTACCTCTATCAGAACTTTTTTTTAATGAGCCTGATAATGATATACCAAGTGACTTTAAGCAACTATGGGACTGTTTTTCTGAAAATGTAAGCGTAATTGAATATTCTTATTTAGCAGAAAAAAGGTGCAAAGTAATGCTAAAAAATAAATCTTTAATTTGGGCTACATATATATTTACCGTTGACTGGTTTAGCAATCCTTATTCTGATGAGCCTTCAGATTACAAATGTGGTCACATTCTTATAGCAGATGATGGTTATTTACTCTGTCAGCCCAATAACAGAATATATTGGAAAGATTCAAATTGGGTGACTAAGGAATTTCCCATAGACACTAAAGATTTTAAAGTAGACACAGAACTTGAATGTGTTGAATCAAAAAGTGATAAATGGGTTAGTCAAGATAGTAGTTCTTTTTATTATGAAATAAACGAAGTAAAATAAATAGACATGGAGCAAATAGTCATTAATGGGAATAACATTGAATTATTAAAGAATTATCCTGATAATTACTTTGATTCCGTGGTTACTGACCGAATACTCAAAAATAGCAGAAGCAAGAATAGGTAATTGGGTAGAAGAAAAAGAAAAAACTCCAAAACAAAAAGAAAATAGCTCGGACGAAAAAATATATTTTAAACAAACCTCTTTATTCTAAAAATAATAAAAAAAATTATGGAAGCGAAAAAAAAGGGACGTAAGCCACTAAAGGAAGGAGAAAAGGTGATGCTTGTGTCTGTTTATTTAAAAAAAGAAGACAAGGAGGCTATAGTTGCCAAATATGGCTCTGTGACTAATTCGGTAAGAGAAGAAGTCTTGCCAAGGCTTTCTAAAAAAGAAAATATATGATACGCAAAAAAACGGTTTGGGTTAATGGGTGTTTTGATATACTGCATCCGGGACATTTTGAACTTCTTCGTTATGCAGCGACACTTGGCAATTTGCACGTTGGAATAGATTCTGACGAAAGAGTAAGAAAAGCAAAAGGCCCCGGCAGACCAATACACGATGAAACATTTAGGGCTGATATGCTTTCCGCTTTTTCTTTTATTAAAAAGGTTTATATATTTGAAACCGACTGGGACTTACGCTCAATAACAAAGAAATTAAAACCAGACTTTTTGGTAATTGGCGATGAGTATAAGGATAAGACTATTATAGGGGCTGAAAACGCCAAACGAATTGTGTTTTTCCCAAAGTCATTACACTCTACCACAGAAGTAATAAAAAAGATTAAATATGGATAAAAAGCCGATTTGCACCGACTGTTGCCAAGTACCCAAGGGTTGGGGCGGAGAGATTATCATAGTAAACAACGAGCTTTATTGCGGCAAGATTCTTGTTTTTAATAGTGGTTGCCAGTTTAGTATGCACTATCATCTAATTAAGCAAGAAACTTGGTATGTAAACAAAGGTAGTTTTAGATTTTCGTGGATAGACACAGAAGAAGGAAGTCAGCATACGCAAGAACTTAACGTAGGAGATGTGGTTACAATACCAATTGGTATGCCTCATCAATTAAAAGCGCTTAGTGACGGGGAAATATTTGAAATATCTACACAGCATTTTGATTCCGATAGTTATAGAGTATGGAAAGGAGATTAAAGTTAAAGGCTAAAGATCTTAGTGTTAGAGACCATATAGCTATACAGGTCTTACCAATCCTTTTAGCAACAGCAACGGATCAGGATTCCCCTGACGAGGTTTGTGATGAAGCTATAAGGATTGCTGACATACTTGAAAAAAAATTAAACAGTGAATATATACGTAGATATAGACGGAACGATTTGTGATAGCGTTGCGGGAAGATATGACGAAGCGTCACCAATTCCCCAACACATAGAAAAAATAAACGCTCTTTATGAAGAGGGAAATAGAATTACTTATTATACAGCAAGAGGTCAGCGTTCTGGAAAAAATTATTCTGATTTAACCTATAATCAGCTAATAGGGTGGGGTTGTAAATTTCACGACTTAATAATGAACCATAAACCAGCATACGATTTAATGATATGCGACAAAACAAAAAGGATTGAAGAGCTATGAACTTTTTAGTTATAGGAGAAAAATGTAGAGACGTTTTTGTGTATGGGGAAGTTACAAGGCTTAGCCCAGAAGCACCCGTTCCTATATTTAAACCAAACCGAATTACAGAAAATGGGGGTATGGCGCAAAATGTCTACAATAATCTTTTTTCATTAATAGAAAAAAAATCAAGCATCATTGGTCATTTTTGCCACGAAGAAATAAAGAAGACAAGATATGTTGACGATAAGTCAAACCACTACTTCATACGAATTGATGAAAATGACACAGCACGACCAATAGAGTTTACCTCGCATTTAAAAAAAATTATTTATAGTGCCGATTGTATTATAATTTCAGATTATGATAAAGGCTATTTATCATTAAATGATATATATCAAATTTGTCAAGAAAAAAGAGATGGCGCTATTGTTTTTTTAGATACCAAAAAGAAACTTACTCCTGTAATATTTGATCAGATTGATTTTGTTAAATTCAACGAATCGGAGTATGAGAAAAATAAAATGTTTGCGGAAGGGTATCTTGATAAAGTTATCATTACAAAGGGTGGTAATGGAGCAACCCATAACAACCAAGACTTCCCCAGCACAAAAAAGGTAACCATAGACGTAAGTGGCGCAGGAGATACGTTTTTAGCCGTATTAGCCTATTATTATATGCAAAGAAGGTCGATAAACTTCGCCATAGAAAAAGCTAACGAAGCGGCCTCAAAAGTGGTGTCAGAAAGGGGTGTTTCGGTTATTTAAAAAATTTTTTTGGAGGTTTGGGAAGTTGTGGTGTATATTCGTGTCGCTAAGTTTAAGTTTAATGAAATTTAATAATAATATATTTAAAATACTGGCTCGACCTGTAGTGGTTCCATCTCTTCATTGAGCTTGAACTTAGCACACTATGGGCGGGCCTACTTATTTTTTATTTTATGGCAAGTAGTATTTACCAAGAAAACCCAGAATTTATTTTAAGTATGGATGATAGTACGAAATTTATCTCTTTTCAACAAAAGCATAACGGGACGGTTATTATTAGCACCGAGTTTGCCTCAAGAAAAACTGAATTAAAAAAAGAAGATTGGGTTGTTTTAAGGCAATTTTTAGATATCGCTTTTTGGGACGAAAACGAAGAATAATTTTTTAAAAAACGTAAAAATGGCTAAAGACTCTTCTTTTTATTTTTCGCATGATTATAATGCCAGAAATGACGCAAAAATTAAAAAACTTTTACGCACTCACGGTATGCTTGGATATGGTATATTTTGGGCTATTGTAGAGGACTTATATAACAATGCGAACGCATTGCATTTGGATTACGAAAGCATTGCTTTTGACCTAAGGGCGGATTCCGAAGTTGTAAAAAGCGTAATTTCTGATTTTGAATTATTTGAAATAAAAGACATAATTTTTGCATCAACTTCTGTTCAAAGAAGATTAGATCAAAGAAATACTAAATCTATAAAAGCAAGAGAATCAGCAAATAAGAGATGGAATGTGGAAGAAATTAATGCGAACGCATTGCGAACGGAATCCGAACCCAATGCTATAAAGGAAAGGAAAGGAAAGGAAATAAAGGAAAGGAAAGAAAAAGAAGAAGAAAATAATCTCCCGTTTTCTGAATTTAACAACATACAAAATTTTAATGGCCTTGTGAGAAGGGGGCTAACGCCGCCCCCTTCAACCCCGGCTGATGTTATTTTGCCTGATAAAAAATTCAGAGCCTCTGATTTTCCTGAAGGAATTTCGGATAATCAAATTCAAAAACTTGTAAATGCTGTTAAAATCGTAAAATCAAAAGAAATTTCAGCATCCGATGTTAGGCAACTTTGGGATTTGTTTTTAGAGACAGAGCTTTGTAAAAAAACTTACGCAGGCAAAGAAGCGGTATTTAGCCATTTTTTCAACTACGTCAAAAAACAACCATTTTCAAAAGATACAAAAAGAGTTAAAAAAGATGAATCGATTCTAAGGCCATTTGCAGGCGAAATAAGAGGCTTAAAATTTAGTGGGGACTTTACCCTATGCGAGATGGAAGATGGAACCTTGGTCAAATTAACGGCCAATCAGAAGGATTTAGCCAAAAGCAACCTTCTAAGTCCGCAAAATGTTAAAAAAACGGCAGATTAATATTGAATTTTTATATTTTATGTTTAATTGGGAAAAAGTAGGGATTGATATATCAAAGGTGCGTGGCGGCAAAGCGTTTTGCCCAAAGTGCCACCACACCAGAAACGATAAAAGGGATAGATCTCTTTCTGTTAATTTACAAAATGGAGTTTATAATTGCCATTACCACGGCTGCGAATTTAGCGGTTCTGTAGCCGAAAGACCACAAAAGATTATGAAAAAGGACTTTACGCCACCAGTTCCCCGACCACAAAAAGTATCGGATAAAGTTCTTGCTTGGTTTGAGAATGAGAGAAAAATAAGCAATAATACACTTCTTCGTATGGGTATTACCGAAAACGAAGAGTGGTTCTTTGATGGCAAAAAAATGGCTATTTGCTTTAACTACTTTAGAGATGAAAAGCTTGTAAATATAAAATTTAGAACAGCAGACAAAAAGTTTAAAATGTCTGCTGGTGCAGAGCTTATACCATACAACCTTGATGCAGCAAAAGGAGAAAAAGAGCTTTATTGGGTAGAGGGGGAGATTGATTTACTCACCTGTATAGAGTGTGGAATATACAATGTTGTGTCTGTACCTAATGGCGCTTCTGGTGGAGAGGGTGCAAAACTTGAGTATATTGATAACTCTTGGAGAGAAATTCAACACATTGAAAAGCATATTATTTGTGTTGATAATGATGAAGCGGGTAAAAAATTAAGAGATGCTCTATCTTTTAGGCTTGGTGCGGAAAAGTGTTGGTATATAACATACCCAGATGAAGCGGTTGTTAACGATAAGGGAGAGGTTAGAACTTGTAAAGATTTAAACGAGGTTCTTGTGAGCCTTGGTAAGGATAAGGTTAGGGAAGTCGTGGCGCAACTTGAGCAACCAAAAATTGCGGGAGTACATTATGTAGAGGATATAGCTAATGATATATTTGATGTTTATGCTAATGGTAGAGTTGTCGGCGAAACAACACACCTTCCAGAGTTTGATAAGATTTTTAAATGGAAAAAGGGTGATATAAACTTAGTTTTTGGTCACGGAAATTTTGGTAAAACACAGTTTTGGATTCATTTAATGGTTATTAAGTCAATTTATGACGGATGGAGGTGGGCTATATTCTGTCCCGAAAACTTTCCTCCAACGGATTTTTATATCGATGTCGTTGAAATGTACACAGGAAAACATATTGACGATAGAATGGCTAATAAAATGAGTGCTGATGAATTGAATGAAGCATTAGAGTTTTTCCAAAAACATTTTATATATGTTTATCCTGATGAAGCGCAGAATCTCGAAAACATACACGCGATATTTAGAAGTCTTGTTTTAAAACACGGTATTGATGGCGTCTTGATTGATCCTTGGAATCAGCTTGACCATATTATTGATAGTAGAGAAGATTTGTATTTATCTAAGGCGCTAAAAGAGGTTAAAAGGTTTGCTTTGTTAAATGGAATATCTTATAACATAATTGCACACCCTAAGACAGTTCCACCAAACAAGGATAACGAGTTGCCTAAACTACAAGTGTTTCATATTTCTGGTGGCCCAACTTGGAGAGCAAAAATTGATAATATACTTTCTGTAGAAAGGCCTGATTGGTATAAAGACAAGCAAAGTGGATGGGTGCAGGTTGAAACGCATAAAATAAAAAGAGTTAGAACAGGGGGTTCATTAGGCACTTGTGATTTTGATTATTATTTAAGAACTTCAAGGTATCAAGAAAGAGGAAGAGATGTTTTTGTTTGCGATCCAAAGAGGGCCGCAAAGGTTAAGTCTTCCCACAACCCAGAAAATATAACACAGGCAGAGATAAGCAATAATTGGCTACCTTATAAAGATGGGGATACTGAGGCACCGTTTTAAAATAAATAAATAATATGAAAACCGAACAATTAGAAAAATTTTTAATTAAAGACTGTTATGAATTAAGGTTAGAAGATGGCCTGCTGTATTCAACCATTTTTGATGAAGAGCTAGATCCTATCGAAGTTTTATTTGATAGCGAAGGGTGTATAGAAATTAACACGGAAAATTTAAAATACATAACACTATCTACTACACAATTAAAAAAATTAATTACTTTAATTAAAAAAGCAGAAAAAATTTATAAAAATCAAGAAGACTTGATTGATGAAATTTGAAAATGTTTTAAATGGCAATAGTTAGAAATATACAAAACAATAATTTATATCGATATCTTGGAGATAATAAATATCGAAATATTATGACTGGCGTAGAAGGAGAAATTGATGAAGCTGTAGCAAGTCGGATATTTAAGATAAACTTGGAGTTAACAGATCTGTGCGAGAACTTCCCCAACATAGAGATTATGATTAACAAGTTAAAACTTAAATCAGATAAAAATGGAACCGACAATTAAAAGGTTTGCTAAATGGGTTATTGAAAAATATGAAATCAGTATACCCGAAAAGGTATTAGAAGAAATGTATAACGATTCTCGTAAGGAGATAGTAAATGCGTGGGAAGACGGCGCACTTGCAGGAGAATCGTATATGTTTTGGATAAATGGAAATGAATATTTTGATAGAACTTACTTAAACGATTTAAACGATTCCGGCTCTCGTTAACCGGGTTTTATTATGTCTGGTCTTATTAAAAAAACAGAAGGGGTTACTTACTTAAACATCAAAGAAGGGAAATTGGTGTCAAAGAAAAATGGTGTCCTCGAAACCTTTGACGGCGTTAAAGGTACAATTTCAAAGATTGAGTTCATTAAGGACGAGTATGAGGGTAAGCCTTACGAAAAGGCGGCTATCCATATTAGTTACATTGATGAAAACTTTATCTTACAAATGCACGTTGATAGCGGGTATTTTAGAAACTTTTGTAATGCGTTGAAAAACGGCAACCCAAAAGAAGAGGTTTATATCCAGCCATCATTTAAAAAAGATGAAAGGGGTAAAAGTATGGCAGGATGCTTTGTTTCTCAAAATGGAAAATTCTTAAAGCACGCGCACACCAAAGATGCTCCGGGAGATCTTCCCCAGCTTGAAACAGTAACCTTCAAAGGAGAAACGCGCTACGATAACTCAAAGCAAATTGAGTACTGGAAGAACTGGATATCCAAGACCTTTAATGGAGAGGCTACACAAACACAAGAACAAGAAGAAGACGGTGCTACAGATTTACCCTTTTAATGGAAGGGACAATAACGCTGTATGACTACAATAATGATTTTATTACGTCCTCAAGGTATAAGGGCCTATCAAACAGAAAAAGCATCATTCTGAATTGGCACAATAAATATGGCAAGAGGATGGATAGAATGTATTTACAAGTAGCACCCAATTACTTTTCATCACAAAAGAAGCCGAGGAAATAACCTCGGCTTTCTTCTTTTTACCGCCGAAACCCGACCAAGAGTCCCGTTATTAAATGGTGCGGTAATTAGTTTGCTTTACGGAACTCAATTCCAATAAAGACCTTTGTAGAATCACGAAGGATTTTTCCGTCCAGATATTGTTTCTGAACAGTTACGCAAGATGTCAGGGAAGTCGCAATGCAGGTAAGTACGGCAATTGATAAAAACTTTTTCATATTACAAAGTTACTCCATTATTAGAATGTAGTGGGAAGTCTTGCCACCCGATTTATAGCAATATTTAACTCCCGGAAGGGGTTTGTTGTTTTTAAGACGCTTAATAATTGCCTGCCTTGTTAGGCCGTGAAGTTTGGCGTAGTTGGTTACAGATATAACAGTTCCCTCTTTCTTCATAAGTTTACAATTGACAACAAAAATAACTAATAAGTTGTAAATTGACAACCCTAGTGCATGAAATTTGCGTAAAGTTTCATGCAGATTTGTGTCCATAAGCCCTTATAAGCCCCCCCCTATCCCCCCACTTCCCCCCCCTACATAAAGAAAAACCAATAAGAGATATAAAGAGAGAGAACATATAAAGCACAC